CACAAGGATTGTCTGTGTTAATCTCCTTATGTGTTTTTGGTGGAGGTGGAGGGAGTTGCACCCTCGTCCAGTTCACCTATTGCACTTATCGTCAACAAGTAATTCTTAAATACCACTTCCTAAATTAGGATTTACCATAGTATCAAAACTAATCATCAATATACAACTTTCTTTACCATCAACAGTTGTAATAGTAAACATTTGACTAGAGCCTTGTGATTCTACCCAATGTGTAACAACATATGCAATGTCGCCATTTTGGTCTGCTCCTGCTCTGCCAAGTGATGTACTAAAGATAATCATTTTTCTATCTTCAGCAACTTTTTTTATTTCTTCCGAATCACCACATAATGCTGGAACAGCACCTTGATACAGTGTCGGTAACTCTTCATTTGCAATTGCTACAAATGAAAATAACATTAATATACTCGCAATTATTACTTTTTTCATGTGCCTCCTGCGATAAAATATGGGCACTCTTCTTATGATTATGATACTTTATCTTTTGTTAAGTTCTCATAATATTTATAAAAGTATTTAATTGCTTCTTCTAGTTTAGGTTCAAACTCTTTTCTATCTTTTACAAATGCTCTAGCTGCACCATCTTCACTTGCCATTAAAATAACAATCTGTTCAATTGGTGTACCAAATAATTCTTCATACATCATTGAATAAGCTGTTGTTTGAATATAATAATTTTCATTCCACGCATCATTACGCTCTTTATTGGCTGTTTTAAAGTCAATAACAGATAGTTTACCATTATATTCTGCAATACAATCAACTTGACCTGCAATAGTTAGTTTTTTACTATACAAAATAGTTTCTAAACAATGTACATTGTCAATTTGTTTTAGATATGGTTTCAACAAGGCAAATAGGCCAAGTGGTAACACATCTCTAGTTGAAGGTGTTTCACCTTTTAGATATTGTTCTACTAGTGTGTGAGTTGTTTTACCTCTACGAGCCGCTCTGGCCATTTCCCATTTAGCTGCTTCTTCACCAACATTTTTACGCCAAGCATCAAGGCCTGGTTTTGGTTGAACACCTAGGACAGTGGTAATTGAGGGGTATGCTTTACCGTCCACTTCATAAAATCGCATACCGTCTGTTCTTTTACCTTTTGTCTTAGGTAGTTTTGTTTCATCTAATTGTATAAAATTTGCCATATCATTTCCTTATTGTGTAAAGTATTACTATATCATTGTATTTCATATTTGTCAAGCCTAAGATGACCGATACATCATCAAATGGTTATTAATTAATTCGGGACTATTTCTTAGTTCTTCCCGTTTCTCTTTTCATTGTGGATTGTAGTTTTCATACTTGGTTTTACCCATTTCATCACGGTATGCTCTTAATATTTGCTTACGGTTTTCACCATCAGCTCTATAAGAACAGTGAATCCACCCACTGTTTGGTTCATCTATGTTATGGAATTCCAAAATTAATTGGTCAAACTCCAGGTTTTCTGCAATATATTTACATAAGTCTGCATTACTAACACCATAGATTTCAAAATCGGCGGCGTGGCCAGAAGCGTGCTGTGAATTGACACTTGAGCCAATCTTTACACATAATTCAGGACTACGATACCCACTTGATACTGATACAACCTTACCATAATGGTCACGGACTGGTTGTAAAATATTCTCACAAAGAGCTTTCAAGTTATTCATATGGTCTTCACTTGGATTATTATTAATACCGTGGCGAGCAGCCGTTTGTGAAGCCGTTAGCTCTTTTAAACTAAAATTATTACTTAATTGCATTTAATTTTTCCTTTGCTTTTAATTTGAGTTTCTTCATTTCTTTAATCTTTTGCCATAATGAAGTAGACCTATCCACACTTCTTTGTTCTTCTAGTTTGTTTACTTCTTTTTTTAGTTCTTTATGGTCGGCCTTTATTGTCATATTACCCCCTTGTTATGGTTAATAATTTTTCAATTTGAGCCTTAATGATTGGTCCTCTATTTGGCCAATGAATATATGGCTCATCACTTTTCATTAGATTATATAAAAATGGTAAAATCAATTTCTCTACTTCTTTAAACCTAGCAGTAACATCTTCACTTTCTAGTGTCTGTGTTACTTGGTCTTTTTCTGCCACTATCTGCATAATTTCATTCATCATAGCTTTAATGTCTGAAACATCTGACTTAACTTTAGCTAATTCAACATTATTTGTTTCAATAACGGAAGTGTCTACCGTTGGTGTTTCTGGCGCCTTACTGACAGGCGTAAAACCCCAATCATCATTAAGGTCATACTCTCTTAAATAATCAGGTATATCTGCCATTATTTACCTCTTTTGTTACGGTGTTTCTTTAACACCTGTTGTGTTTTAACTTCTTTGATAGATTTCTTTTTATATCTATCTGCAAGTGGTGATGTAGGGTGTGCTTCGGCAATTCTTTGCAAATTGTCATTCCACCCTCCATCAGTTTTCATTCTACCCATACCCATTACACCACTAACAATATTAACTTTTGATATTAATTGTTTCATATGTGGGTTTTTCTTTTTGAAAATATCTAACTCAGACATTGACATCATTTCTGTAGTCACTTCTCCTGTTTTAGTGTTTTCAAAATCGTATGTTGGCATATTATTCCCCTTTAAATGGGTCTTTAGTCTTAAAATATTTATTTAATACTTCAAGTTGGTCGTGGTATTCAGCAATGATTTTTAATTCTTTTTCAATTGCTTCTAAAATATCTGGATGTTCACCAACACCAGCTGCATTTTTTAAATAAACCTCAACATTCATTGAGTGTTTAGCAATGTGGCCTTTAGCGTGTTGTTCAATCGCTTCAATCATATTTTCTCTATTATATCCTGGCATTCTTTACTCCTTCTTTATACCATTCTGGTGTTTTTGCTGGACTTTTCCAAGTAGCAAATCTTTTCTTTTCTAGTATGTAATACTTTCTGTAACTAGCAACGCCATCACCTGGTACTTTGCAATGTTCAGGCATAGCAGGTTTAATAGGTGTTGCAATTTTATTTATCTTTGCATTTTTTGGTGGGGTTTTAAGTAATTGACCTAGTTTTTGTACGGCTAAATGGTCTTTTGTGTGGCCGTATCTTTTCTTCCACTCTTCATTTAAAGCAATAAAGTGATTATATAACCACATATAATTATATGCACTTTCAAATAACCATAGTGTACTAGGGTGTTTAATCCAACCAGCTTTGTACAATATAGCGTCCATATTATTATTAGGATGTTTCCACCTTTTAATCTTTCTACCATTGGCTGTCTTATCATAATACTCAGTACCGTCTTGTACACGGTGGCAAGTTGATAATAACTGTGCTGATTCTAAAATCATTTTAGTCACATGCTTGTCACAGGACATTTCAGCAGCTTTGATAGGGTCTTTGTCAAGGTAAAAAATATTCATAATATATCCTAATGTAAGTTTGCTCTGTATAAATCCATTCTATCGTATTTTATACACAATTTTTGCCACACACTGAACCAATAATTTTTAGCCCAATCTGTAGTTGAATTCTTACAGGTTTCCATAACCTTATTAATTCTATTTTCAGTTTCTAGTTTGTCACCCATAAGTCTTTTTAAATCTTCACTTGTAATCATTCTTAATATTAACACTTCCTCACTCATTTGGCAAGCCTATTTCTTAGGCATTTCATTCCATTCCATAATCTGGTCTAGTTTTATACGAATTTCATCAGGATCCAACCCTAATTTTCTCAATTCGGAGGCCCCTAAACTTCTAAAAAACTGCTCATAATCACGGTTTTTTAGGTCTCTTTGACCTAATTTTTTAAAAAAATCTTTGTAAATTTTTTCTCTATCTCGCAAACTTTTCGCTCTAACTTTTGCGTTAGTAGCTTCTTTCTGGTAATCTTTTTGGATTTTTTGTTTGTCTTGTTCTCTTGCAACTTTTCTACTCCTCAATGATATGTTAGCTGCTATTAATAGTAATACAGCCAGAGGGTCAAAGACAAATATTAACATTATGATAACCCACCTTACAGCTTCATCAAAGTGGTCTTTTGCCTCATCACCATAAATTAATTCTGCAATGTATTTAATAGGTCCTACTTCGGCCTCTATCTTATCTTGTTCTAATTGTAAACTACCTTTTTGTGTAGTAAGTTCTGCAATCTTATCACTTGCTTGATTGATTGCCTGTGTTAATGCTTCTCTTTCAGGTGCTTGTTTTTCTCTCTCTTTTAAACCTCTTGTGACATATTCCATATCAATATATTTTTCAAGTGTCTGGTCTAATAGAGTTATTGTCTTTTGTGACCTGTCTATTATTAATTGTTGTTGTTTAATTTGTGTATCTATTAATTCTATTTTAATATTATTACTAGATGTAGGTTGCACTTGGTCAAGGTGTGCCTTTGATAAGAAACCAAAGATACCCATAGATGTAATAAAGATTAAAACAATAACGGCAAATGTAAGATATGCTTTTATAGTTTTTGGTACAAGTTCATTGCGCCAATTATTATATAACCAACTGGCGGCTACAAGTTTACCTACTTCTAACGCACTACCCATTGCTATAATTGGCATTGTTGCACCAGCAAATAATGTCGCTAGACCTATAATAGAATATCCAGTCGCAATAGCAGATATAGAAATGGCTGATAGAAATGTAATTAAAATAGTAAACATTTTTATTTGATATAGTTTAAGCTATATTCTTCCCTAATTAAATTGATAATAGATTCAACCTTTGCAAAATAATTTTTATCGGCTGCATATGCATCAAGTGTATGCAATAATTTAATGGGATTTGTTTCTCCCTCATCTCTCAGTTTTTGATACTCTTCAAAAGCTGTACCATTATTTAGTGTGTTTATATAATGTAAAACACTATCACATTCGTGCATATAAACTTTAACACCCCATTTTTTAGGACTATTTGAAGGTAACATATGGGGTTCCTGCAAATCATAAGTTCTCATACCAAATAAATTGTGCCCTTCCCTCGCAAATCTACTTGTACCCCAACCACTTTCTAAGGCGGCCTGAGCTAATAGTAATTCTCTACTTACAGGAAATATATCACTAGTATTGTGGTAAATATAATCAACACATTGATTGACATTATCTAAAAATTGTTGATTGTTTGTGTGTTCAAAGTCTGGTAACTCTACAAGAGTTCTCTCTTTTGCTTCAACTTGTATAGTGTGATAGTGGTAAATTCCCACACAAAAAAGTACCACTATTACAAAAGCTAAAGTGTTTAAAACAATTTTGAAATTTTGCCAAAATTGTTTCATTATTTCCTTACTACAATATATTCATAACTGTATATTGTTTCGGGTTTTTGTTCGCCGTACTCAGACCAAGTACCAATCTCAATCGGCTTGTTTCTTTTTTGAAAGAATTGTAAGTTGGGGTTATCCATAAACTTACTCATCTTCTTAAAGATTTTTTCTGATTGTTTTTCAGTGTAATTGTTAAGTACATCTGTTGCCCAATTGCCTGTATAGTAAACCATTTTAGACTCATTACTATTCTCTTCAAAGGCTTTTATTTTATCTGGTACTGTATTAATAACAGATTTCAGATAGTGGTCCAACTCTTTGGACTTTTTTACTTGCGTCATAATATATATTCTCCCGTTTCACTTGTTTATAAATCTGCAATTTTGAATTTTTTAATTACATTCTTAGTTGGTATAACTGTTGTGTTACCACCATCTGCAAGTTCGTAATTATCATCATAATTGTAGTCACTCATCAAAATATGAACCTTTTTATCTTGTTTTACCAACCAACCAGTTGATACACATATAGCAGGTTTCATTCTTTCAATATCTTTTATAGTTTTCCAACCAGCATCTGATTGAATATCCTCCCAATATACCAAATAGAAATCATAATGAAATGGTATCTCAGGTACATCATCTTTAAATTTTTTTGATTTGAGTTTAGCCATAAATTTTACTCACACTTATAAGTTGTGTCCTCCATTAAAGAACATTTGTATTCTTTATCTGCTTGTAATCTAATGTCAGCGGCTAAACCTTCAAGGATTTGAGGTAAATGTTTCTGCATAACAAAGGTCATTTGTAATGCAAATTGATGAGCAATTTTGCTCATTTCTGCTTCAAGTAAAGCAGTATGGTCTATGTCTGTACCTTTAATAGTTTCTGATACAACATGGCCAATCACAGCCGTATTATAGTCATTCGCTTTGGCTAGACTAGAAAGGCCAAACCACAGCAGGCCATTCACAATCAAAACCGTCATAATAAATTTTTTCATAATATCCTTTCTCAATTATTTATATTATGTGTCCAATATACACTATCCTGTATATTAGTCAAGCACTTTTTTTAAAAAAAAGCTGTTATTTTATGCGATTTTTGATGGCTGCGACAGTATTGACCAGCTATATGTTCTAGTTTTGTTCTGGTTTTACAAAGTCGGCATTCCAACCAAACGCTTCTCTAACAACTGATTCGGTTAAACCTTTGTACATCTTATTCAATGATTTAGATTTCATACCTAAAAGAAGTTTTGCCTCATCTTTATGTAATCCTTCTAACATCTGAATAAACATAGTTTCCTTTTGTGTCTTAGTAAGTTCATTATTTGCACCTTTTACAAAGTACCATAATCTCTTAGCTTCATTTCTAAGTAAACCGTGTTCAGTACCAATCGGTGCCTCATTTGCAATATATGGTGGGTCACCTGCTGGTAAGTCCCACTCAATTTTTGGGTCAAATGCACCTTTCAATACTTGTCGTAAAGGTTGATTGTCGTAATCTCTTAATACTTGAATCTTTTTTGGTTTGTCTTTTGCGTTATTAACTTTTGTTAAAACTTCAGACATTAATACAACACCAGAACCATCCGTACTAGATGTGGCTTGCATTGCTTGTTTACTAATTAAATTTGGGTTTTGTGTTACCATAATTTCTCCTTCAATTCATATTCCTATTTATGCGTAAAGTATTTAGCAGAATACCAATTGTAAAAGGCCTTGTCTGTAAATAGTTCTGCGATTTCATTAGCTGGTACTTGGTCACTTCTAATACAATCAGCTAAAGATTGATACTCATAGGTATCAACTTTTCTTGTCATTTTTCTATCTTTATTATTTTCTGCCAATGTAATAACCAATCTTTCGTGTTTATTTAGTGTACTCATCTGTAACATCTTTTACTTCAAGTTCACCGTGGTACACGGTATAGAAATCGTGTGGTTCACCAAAAGTATCTAGTATATAATCGTGGCCATCTTCATCATATTTTTCTTCTAATTCTTCAACACTCATTCCTTTTACATCATTAAAATAAAAAGAACACTGGTCATCCACCTCTTGGTCTTCAACCATTGTATGGTCAAATTCAAATTCATTATAGGCATCATCTTTATCACCTATAATGTCTGTTAGTTCTTCATCATTATCAACTTTTAAAATACAATGACCCCAACGGTACATTTCCTCAGTTTCACAAGAAACGCCTTTGTCATCATCTCTAAATGTTTGATATTCGT